GTTGTGCCCGGCGCACACCGGGCGTTGGTGCCCGGCTCAGAGACCGGGCGGCACGACCGAGGCGGGCGACATGCCCGGCACTCGAGCGGATGCGATCGACGTCAGCAGCGACACCAGCGCCGCCGACGCTGCGAGCGCAGCGACGTTGCCGAGGTTGGCGCCCCACAGGTCGGCGCCGACAGCGTCCTGGCCGATGGCGACGAGCGCGACCTGGGCGGCGGTCTTGATCGCACGCTCAGCGGCGTCGGCCCAGAACGCTCGGGTGAACAGGTGACGGCTCATGTGGGTGTCCCTTCGGTGGTGACGGTGGCGAGGGCGTCGACGGCGTCGGCGTGCCGGTCGTCGACCAGTGCGGCCACGGCAGCGATGACGGCGTCGACCTTCGCTTCGATCGTCGGCGGGGTCGGTGCCGGGGTCGGTGTCGGGTCGGCGGGTGGTGGCGCGACTGCCGTGGTGCCGTCATCGGGCACCACCGTGAAGCCCTCGGGCGGCGACCAGTCCGGGTCCGCGTCGGCGTCCCACATGACGACGTTCTGCGCTACGCCATCGGCGTCGAGGATGAGCCAGCGTTGAACGGCCATCAGAAACACACCACCATGACGAAACCCCCGCCTCCGGCGCCACCTGCGCCACTATTCGCACCGTTCGTCGATGCGCCACCCCCGGCACCGCCAGAGCCGTAGCCACTGGAGCCACCGGCACCACCAGCGATAGTTCCGGCTGCGTTGCCCGCACCACCGCCTCCACCCGACGAGCCGCCGAAAGCGCCTGGCTGAATCGTTGAGTTCACGCCTGCGCCACCTGCGCCGCCGTCAGCGGCACCTGCGGCCGGGTTGGCCTGCACCGTGCACGTTGAGCCGCCGAGACCGCCTGCCGATGAAACGTTTGCAGCGGTCAGACCGCCACCAGCGCCACCAGTGGATGCCGCAAACCGGTTCTGCGCATTGGGGCCAGCGCCGCCGGTTGCTGACGGATTGGACGCACCAAGCGGCCCGAACACATTGCCGCTACCACCGAACGCCGTCCCGGCTGAGCCGTTGTTCAGTCCACCACCGCCACCACCGCTGATGTTTGTCGCCAAGAGTGATCCGAACGTCGACGCTCCACCACTGCCACCATTGCTACCGTTCGTGTCGTCGGTCGTGACCGCCAACCCACCAGCACCACCAGCACCGATCGTGACCGACACCGTGCCGGGCAGGTCAGCGATGCGGAACGTCGCGACGGACACGCCGCCAGCGCCGCCAGACTGGCCACCACAACGCACCGTGCCCGCTGCACCGCGGCGGCCAGAACCACCACCGCCAGCGCCGCCCACCACCGTGACCTGCGCCCACGTGTAAGCAGCATCGGTCGGCTTTGTCCACGTACCCGACGACGTGAACGTCTGCACGTTGCCTGCGGGCGTGACACCCAGGTTCGTCCGCGCCGTCGCCGCCGACGCCAGGTCGCTCAGGTTGTTCGCCGCGATCAGCGCACCGGCACCGATGCCGAGCGCAACCGACAGCGACACCGCCGCACCGCCGACCGTCACCGCCAGCGACGCCGACGACGACGTCGCCACCCCGGCGGTACCGACCGGCCACACCGTCAGCGACCGGGCGATCAGTTGGAACGGACCCTGGCCGTTCACCAGCGCCGACAGGCTGAACAGGTACTCGGCTTTCGTCTGTCCCGACGACTTGAGCGCAGTGGTGTTGGCGGCGCTGAATGCCACCGTGGTGACGGCGCCCGCCTGCGACACCGTCGGCGACACCGCCACGACCGCACCGAGGCCGTCGCGGATCGTTAGCGTCGGCGACGTGATCGTCGCCCCGCTCGACGTGACCGAGATGGTGAACGGGTCACCGGCGACACACTCGGCGTCGAGCTGCGCAGGCAACTGCGAGACGGTGGGCATCAGGCGCTCTCCTTCTTGCGTCGAACTGGCTTCGGGGCTGGCTCGGTTTCGACGATGCGCAGCCGTTGCGAGTGATCCCGCAGGTCGGCCTTCACCTCGCGCAAGTCGGCCTTGATCTCGATCTGGTCGGCACGCATGTCGCCGACGACAGCGGCGATCGAATCGACCGTCGCAGCAGTCTTGGCGTGGTCACTGCGGTTATCTCGATGCACCCGTGCCTGTAGCCAGATCGTGGCTAGGCCGAACGCACCGCCGATGACGGCGACGATGATGGTGGTCATGCCACCAACTCCGTCCAGCGAGCCTTGATCGGGCCGGGGCACGCCGTGGCGGCGACCTGGCCGTGCTGCACGATCCGCACGCCCGGCGCCACGGCCTGCGTCCACTTGAGCACGTCGACCAACCAACGGAACGAGGCGACCTGCGCATCGGTGCACGGATCGTCGACGCCGTTCAGCATCAGCACGCCGTACGAGGTGGCGTTGCGGCCTGCACAGTGTGCCGCCTGGTAGGCGCCGGCGAACTCGGCGATGCGGCCGTCGGCGTGGATCACGTAGTTGTACTCGTTCGCCCGCCACCGGTGGATTGACTGCACCGACTTGGCGAGGTCGGCCGAGGCGTACGACCGGGCGTTGCCGGTGTAGTGGACGACGATCATGCCGAGGTTGCGGGCCAGCGCTCGCCGAGCGGTGATGCGGTTGGTGTTGGTCACCCGGGCGGGCAGGCCGAGGTCGATGCGGGGGGTGATGGTGGGCATCAGCTGTACCTCGTCGTCATGCGGTAGCGGCCGGCGATGTCGATCGTGTGCCCCGGCGTAGCGCCCCACGTGAACGGCGCCGTTGCACTCACCGCGTTCATGATGGCGTAGGTGGCGGCAGTGTTGATCGTGTCCAAGTACGTCTGCGTCGCGTTGCCTGTCAGCGACGAGGTGCCCGGGTAGTACGAACCGCCAATGTCCTGGAAACCCACGTTGAACTGTGACTGCTGCGTCACCTTGGCTGCGGCGACTGGCAGCGTCATCAACAGTCGGGCCGTGATCGCCGATGTCGAACCCCATGTGAACCGCGCCCTGAAGTCGCACCAGCCATCCGACCGGTGATACTCGCCATCCCACGAGCCGTTGCCGACCGTAAGACCGGTGATGGTGGGCGTCCACGTCACCTGCGGCTCGGCCAGGATGATCCAGCCGGTGCCGTCGTAGTAGAGAATCCGGTTGGTATCGGTCTCGGTGATGATGACACCCTCATAGAGGTTGCCGCCGGTGGGTCGGGTGGCGCTGGTGCACAGCGTCGGGGACTGAGCGTTGATGTCGGCGGCGGTGAGGACGTCGCCAGCGGTCCATGTCTTCCAGGCCATGTGGCCCCCTTCAGGTCAGAATGCGAGGACGTTGGAATCAAGGACGCCGAACACGGCGTCGTCGAGTTGCAGGAATGACCGCCGGTCGGCGTCGCCGAGCGACAGCGTCACGGTGTGTGAGTCCGGCGTGATGTCGTGGGCGATGCCCTCGACGATGCAGTCACGAGACAGCGACGGCGCTACACCGTTCGGCGTCCAGGTCACCGAGATCACCGAAGCGATGTCGAGGCTGAGTACCGACACCTGCTGCGCGCTGGTCAGGGGCGCCAGTTCGACGACCAGTTCGGCGACACGCAACTCGGGCTCGTCGTAGATCCCGAGCAGGTAGTTCGCCATGTCGAGCGACTGGGTGTCGGAGTTGAGCAGCAGGCCCGTCTCGGACAGCGACGATGACCCGTAGAGAGCCTGCGACGCTGCGTCGCTGACCGTCTGGAGGGTGCCACCCTCGCGGTCGATGCCGACCCGGTTGTAGAGCAGCTCCGAGCCGTACGACATGGCGATGCCCTGGAACGGCACACCGGTGCCGTCGTCGGTGAACGTTACCGAAACACCGACGTTCAGCGGGTCGAGCCGGTCTCGGAAGGTGACGACGCCCGTGCGACTGGCGTAGAACCGGCCGAGATCCGAGCGGGTGACGAGTTGCAGGTAGTTGAGGACGTTCGATCCCCAACTCACACTGTCGCCCTGGAGCACACTGACGCCGGTGTCGATCGACCGGTTGGCCGTGAACGCCACCTCGGACCGGTCGAGTACGGCGGTGATCCGAGGGCCAGCGGTCTGCGATGCCGTGGCGGTCCAGGCGTCGAACTCCATGCGGCCGAGTTGGCCGAGAGCATCGACGCACTCAGCGAAGGCGAGCGACTGTCCGCCGACGTCGTATTCCAGGTTCCAGTCGCCGATGACGCCGTCGAAGATCGACACGCCCGCCGACGCGATGCTGACCCGCTTGCCGGGCCGGACGTTGCCCGCGTACGGCGACGAGGTGTAGTTCGGATCGTAGGTGCGGGTGCGGTTCTGCAACTGCACCGAGGCACGTCCGGCGGGGATGTCGGTGAACAGCTGCGAGTCTCGGCCACGGCGCACACTGACGCGCATCGTGTCGGCGGTGATGTCGGTGCCGATGTCACCGGCGAGGATCGCAGCGGCGTTGTCGAGCTTGCCCTTGTTTGCCGTCGAGTCGAGCGTCAGGAAGTCGCCGCCCGTTGCTGACAGGTCGAAGAACGCTGTCACCGTCGTCGCTGGGGTCGCCATGTGCTACGACCTCCAGGCTGCGCCGTTGGACTTCTCGAACTTCTTGATCGCAGCGATGACAGCCTGCGGGTCGGCGCCGGTGGTGATGTTGATGACCATGCCGCCGCCGCCGACACCGATCCGGTTGTTCGGGATGACGGTGCCGCTCCGGCCGGGCACCACGATCTCGGGGCCACGCTCGCCGACGATGTACGGCTGCCCGGCATTGACCGGGCCGCCGTTGGCGCGCCCTTCCATCTCGTTACGCAGACCGGAGCCGACCACCTGGCCGCTGATCGACACGATGCGATTACGGGCGATCTGGTTCAAGCGGCTTTCGACGGCAGCGATGTTCCCGGCGTCGAGCGTGGCGATCAGCTGCGCCTTCGTCTCGGGCGGCACGCCCTCGAGCGCCATCACCATCTCGGCGATTGCACGGACGTAGTCGCGAGTCTCCTGCTCCGACCGGCCCGTCTCCGAGTGGTACATGTACATCTTCTCGAAGAAGCCGTCCCATGCGTCCTGCTGGTCAAGGCTGCCGAGGAACGTCTTGTAGGTGTCGTCAAGATCGGCAGTCGCCTGCTCAAGGTCAGCGATCGACTCCGCTGCAGAGTCGACCGACGGCACGACTCGCTCGCCGTACATGCGCGCCATCTCGTCGGCGGCCTCGGTGCCGTACTCGATGGCGGTGGTGCCGTCCTCGAGGTTGCCGGTGAAGTAGTCCCAGGCGTAGCTGATTCCATCCGTGGCGGAGACGTTGGACCCGATCGCATCGGTGAACGAGTCCATCGCTGAGGTGGCGACATCGACGGGGCTGGTGAGCTTTTTGGCCCACCCGGCCAGATCGGTGCCGGTCAGATCCTCGGCGGCGCTGCTGGCCGCTTGGAGCGCGTCGGTCACCGTGCCGATGGTCTCGGCAGCATCAGACAGCGCCGGAACGAGAGACTCGCCGACGGTCATCTTGACGGCCTGCAGTCGGTCGTTCAGGTCGTCCATGCGCTCGCGGAACTCGCGAGCCTTCTTCAGTTCGTCGGGGTCGATCACCTGGGCGTCGGCGACACCAGCGAGCGACGCCTTCAGCGCAGTCGACCCCTGGCCGATCAGTTCGGCCATGCCCTGCCAGCCCTTGCCGAGCAACTGCGACGCAACACGCGCCCGCTCAGCCGGGTCCTCGATGGCGTTGAGCCGGTCGACGACGTTCAGGAAGGTGCCGTTCACGTCGGTGGCGCCGGTGTCGGTCTTGGCGATCTCAACGCCCAAGTCGGCGAACAACTGCGGCGAAGCGCCGAGCGTCTTGTTCATCTTGCCGAGCGCCGATTCGACGGTCCCGGCTTCGATTCCGATGTCGCCAGCGACCTCGATGAGGCGGCTGGCCTCATCGACGGCCAGGCCGGTGGCGTCGCTGAACGCACCGGCGGCGAGCGCCGTGTCCTGGAACGCCTTGACCGACTTCACGCCGAAGGCGATCAGCGCACCGCCGGCGGCGAGGGCGAACTCGGCGGCGTTCGCCTTCACCGCATCGAACGCCACACTGCCAGCGGCCTGCATCTTCCCGAACGCGCCCTCGGCCTTCTTGACCTCGGAGCGCATCTTGCCGAGGCCCGACTGGGCCGGGCCTGTGACGAAGTCGATGACGACTGTGAGCTTGTCGCTGAACGCCATCGGTCACCCCCTGGTGATGCGTCGGAACTCGGCCTGCAATGCGCGCCAAGCACCATCGGTGCCGCCCTTGCGCTCACGCGCAGCGGCGATCGTGAAGGTCCGCAGACCACGGGACGGCCCGTACGACGACGACGCCCTCGGGCCCTGCGGTGTCGCCACCACCCGGCCAGCGGTCGGGCGGCGAGCCTTGCGGCCGTTCGCCCGTGGGTAGATCGACCCTGACGCCTTGCGACCCCGCTCGGCGAGGAACCACACGCCCGACGGGCGGTGATTCATCGACAACTGCCAACCGGCCTCGTCGTAGCCGAGCCGCAGCGGCACTCGGCCACCCTTGAAGTTCGACATGGCCCGGTCAGCGCCGAGGGTGTCCTCTGCCGCCGACAGGCCGCCCTTCTTGGCGTCGCCACCGGCTGCACGCATGATGCGCCGCCGAGCATCGTCGTCGAGCGTCGATTCCAACTTGCGCAGATACGCCGAGATGGCCGACGCCTCGAAGCCGACACCGCTGCCTGACTGGCCGCCGGCCGCCACGATCAGGATGCGAGGCGGGTGACCACGCCGGTCGTCGGGAACGACAGCGACACGACAGCCAACTCGCCGACCGAGTTGCTGATCGGGGTGTAGCCCAGGTTCAGGAACCGCAACACGTACGACGGGTTCGTCGCTGCTCGGCTGCCCGCCACCGCCTTGATGTCCATATACAGCGAGGACGTCGAACCGAAGCCGAGCGTGCCACCGAGACCGAAGATCGCATCGACCTGCGAAGCGGCGAAGTCCTGGTTGAGGGTCAGGTTCACGGTGCCCATCTGCAGGCCACCGATCTTCTGGCGCCAACCGGCCGAAGCGAAGTTCGTGTAGTCGAGCTCCTCGGCCTCGAGGCTCAACTCGACCTGGGTGACCATCGCCGAGATGTCGGTCGACGTCGTGATCGTGCCCGACGCGGCGGCGCTGCCGCCGGGAGCAGTGCCGGTCCATGCGGTGCCGGTCAGGATGGTGGCGCTGGTGAGAGCGAAGACGGCCATGACGGCTCCTTCTGTGCTGGTATGGGGGTACGCGACGAAGCCGCCCGAGAATCAGGCGGCTTCGAGCGAGGGGTGAAGATCAGGCGGTGGCGGCAGCAGCGACGAACGTGACCGACGTGAAACCGGTGATCGTCCAGCCGAGCCGGATGTGCGTCTCTGAAGCGATCGGCCCGGCGACACTCGCCAACTGGTGCCCGACCGCAGTGAACGACTGCGAGGTGATCTGCGTCGTTGCCGACGGGAACCCGACGGCGTTGTCGCTCTGCACCGTGAACACGATCGAACCGGTGCCGGTCACGCTGAGTACGTGGAACGTGGCGTAGAGCCGCTGCCCGGTCGTCGGGAACGTGAACGCCAGAGCGGTGCCGCTACCGGTGGCGGTGCGAGCCGCCGACGGGTGCAGCACCAGGCCGCGGGCGACGACATTGGTGCCCGCCCAGTTCAGCGTAAACCCGGCTGCGTCGCCGACAGCACCGGACAGCACCGTGTTCGCACCGAGGCGGCCCTGGCCGATGAAGGCCACATCGCCGGCCGTGGCCGTCGACGTCGGGGCGATCGTGAACGTGTCCAGACCGGTGAGCGCGCCGACACCGAACGACGGCTCGACACCGGTCGTCGCGAAGTCCTGAAAGCCATCGGCCGATGCGGTGAACGACTTGAGCCCGCAGATCTTCTGACGCCACCCGCCCGAGGCGAGCGTCGTCACGTCGATCTCGTCGGCAGACGCCTCGAGGGTGACTGTGCGAGCGAAGGCAGCGAGTTCGAGCGTGTCGACCACGGCCGACACCGACGTATTGGCGTAGACGGGCATGCCCTACCTCCGGAGCTTGATGCCGACAGCGAGCACGGCCATCACCGCCGCCGAGCCGTCATCGGCCCCAGCGCGTGACAGGCCCGACGCAGTGCGGACGATGGTGTTCTCGACGACGCCGCCGAGCGTGCGGTCGGCGCTGATGGCGTCGATGATCGAGTTCGACATCCCGGCGCCCGCCGACAGCATGTCGAGCACGGCGATCTGGCTGTCGATGTCGCTCGTCCCTTGCGCCATCACTGCGACCTCGAGCTGCACATCGACGAGCGGCGCAGCACCGAACGATTCGTGATAGGCGACGAACTGGTCAGCGGGGCGCACGATGGCGCACGGGAACTGCGGCAACGTTGCGGGTTGCAGGTCGTAGCAGGCGAGCGCCCGAGACGTGTTGGCGTCGATCTGGTTGGCGAGCGCCGTCATCACGGCACGCAGGTCGAGCGTCGCCATCAGAACACCCCGATGGCATCGACCGGCGTGGCTGATTCCTTCACGAACGGCTTCAGCAGCTCCTCGACGTACGGGTTGAGCCGCACGCGCAGCGAGCCAAACTCGCCGAACGCAGCGACACCGTTACGGGTGTCGCGCTGCATGAGGATGTCCTTGGCGAGGATCTTGGTTGCCTCGATCACCGGGGCGGGCCTGACTGCCCAGCCCCACGCCGCCGTCACGACGATCGTCGCACGGCCCTCATCGGTGGCGTCGATGTACCAGTCGCCGTAGATGCGCCGGATCTGGTCGTACGGCACCGCCAGGCCGCTCGGGCGGCGACCGTTCAGCGGCTCCAGTTGGTAGCCGCTGGCAGCGATCGTGTCGCCGTTCTCGACGACCGACGTGACGCTGGTGCAGTCGTCGATGATGACCAGGCGATACGACTCGGGCACGAACGAGCGCGCCGAGGGCGAACCGGCAATGTCGAAGCTGCGCCCGCAATGCTCGTTCACGGCGATGACGGCGGCGTCGATGCCAGCCTGCAAGATCGAATCCTCGGCAGTACCGAGCTCGTTGCGCACCCACGACTTGAAGTCGGTGAGCGAGACGTAGGCCACGTCAGCCCTCGGCCTTCACCTTGGCAGGCTTGGCAGGCTTGGCGGCGACCGGCTCGTCGGCGACGAACAGGTGCGGCCCGGCCTTCACCAGCGGGTGATCGGCGGCGAGCACCGCGCCCGCCTCGTAGGTGCCCGATGCGTGATGCACGGTCTCGGTCAGACGAGGCATCGCCCCTCCTCGATGTTGCGCACCTGCAGCGGTGCGGACGGAATGGACAGCGGCACGGCACGGTCGATCACCAGCGCCACCCGTTCGGTGTCGTCGGTGTTGACCACGCTGTGCCAGTCGTGGTGCGCCACCCGGAACGGCACGCCGACCTTGTGGTGCACCGGGGTGCCGCACTGGAGCAGGCAGCCAGCCGTCGTGAACGGCAACTGCCACCGCTCCCAGTACGGCCCGGCGTCGATGTGTTCGGCGATGAAGCCGCTAGGCGCAAGGCCCGACAGCCACGCCCCATGCACCGGAGCGAACTGGGCGAGCACCTCGGCGAAGCCGGGCACCGCCAGGCGACCGGCGTGCACGATGGTCACCTGGCGGTAGCCGTCGTGCACACCAGTCTCGGTGGCGCTCGACCTCGCCGACCACAACGGGCCGACGAGGTCGAGCAGAGCAGCGA